GAAGCAATCAATCTCAAAATACAAATCAAGGAAGAGGCCATTGCTGCCATTGATAGACAGTCCGAAAACGTCTCAAAGGTTGTGGATAAGTTAATCGAAAAGGGAAGAACGAAGGAAGCACTAAAAAATAACAGAACGGAAGTCAACCCAGAAAAGATCAAACTGATTGACGAACTCATTCCTCTCAAAGAGGAACGCATAAAACTACAATCAGAACAAAAGAAAATAGAAGCAGAATTTGGTCCTATCAAGTACGTTGCCAAGTTTTTTGTTAATGATCCCAATGAAGAAGTTCTTGACAAAGCAGTTAGTTTTGTTATAATACTTCTCATTCTCGTGTTTGATCCTTTGGCAATACTATTGCTTTTGGCATTCAATATTTCCATCAATAGAAAAGATGAATTCAATATGGAGTTTCTTGATATGGGGCCAAAGAGGAGAAAACGAAAGGAAACGTAAATGAGTTTCAAAATATCACCAGAAGTTAGTATTTACGACACAGATATAGAGTTTCGAAATGAACACTATGCAGAAAGACCTTGGGGTTCGTGGAGAGTGATTGAACAGGATTCTGGTTATAAGGTCAAAAAACTGATCATCAAACCAAAGCAATCTATTTCCAAACAATATCATCTACATCGAAGCGAAACATGGTGTGTTGTTTCCGGAGATGGTCAGTTATTCATCGATAATAAAATCAAAATAATTCATTCTGGTGATACATTTACAATCAAGAAAAAACAAGTGCATAAAGTTCAAAATCTTTCTGAGACAGAAGATTTGGTGGTCATTGAAGTGCAGTTAGGTGAGATTTGTGAAGAATCAGACATTGTGAGGATTGAATGACCAAAACAATTCGGGAATGTATGGAAGAAGTCGATGCTCAGTTTCAATATATAACTGACCTCTATCGAGCATATGCACGAGGAGATATCAAAAATTTCAAGATTGTTTGGAGTACAACAAATGATGAACTTATCGCAGACATTTTTATTACACCAGCAAAAACAGTACCATATATCAATCTAAATTTTGTGGCAGTGAAAACAGGCATCACTTTTGATGAAGTGATTGGAACATTAAATAATGGCAAAATATGATCAAGGTGGAGGATGTTCATGCGGACTCTACAAAGTTTGTGAATGTGAAATAAATAGACAGTCGAATGGCGAGATTGCCAGACCGACAAATAAAAGGGAGAAACCTATGACAGACATTTTTACAAGTCTCTTAAAAGAGACAGGAAACGAGTATGCGGGCATTGTCGAAGACGGTGTTGAAGCAGGTGACATTACAGGATTTATTTCTACTGGAAGTTACTCACTCAATGCACTACTCTCAGGAAGCATTTCACAAGGCATTCCTGCTAATAAGGTCACTGCACTTGCTGGTGAACCATCCACAGGTAAAACATTTTTCGCAATCAACATCGTAAGAGAATTTCTCAAGGAGAATCCCAAGGGATTTGTTTTCTACTTTGAGAGTGAATCTGCATTGTCCAAAGACATGCTTGCAGAACGTGGTGTTGATATTAAACGAGTGGCAGTTGTTCCTGTTGCCACAATTCAAGAATTCCGCACACAAGCAATCAAAATCCTCGACAAGTATATGGAACAGAAAGAACAACCACCGATGTTCTTTGTGTTGGATTCCCTTGGGAATCTCTCAACAGATAAAGAAGTCTCCGACATTTCAGAAGGTAAAGACACACGCGATATGACTCGGGCACAGTTGATTCGTGGTGCATTTCGTGTTCTCACACTCAAGTTGGGTAAGGCCAAAGTTGCATTGCTCGTCACCAATCACGTCTATGATGTTGTTGGAAGTTATGTTCCAATGAAGAAGATGGGTGGTGGGTCTGGTCTTGAATATGCCGCAAGCACCATTGTTTTTCTTTCCAAGAAGAAGAATAAGGACAAGGATAATCAAGTCACTGGTGCAATTGTTACCGCAGTTCTCAAGAAGGCACGACTGACAATCGAAAATAAGAAGGTCGAGACATTACTTGATTATAGCAATGGACTTGATCCCTATTATGGATTGCTTGATCTGGCAGAGAAGTTTGATATCGTCAAGAAGGTATCCAACAAGTATGAGTTTCCAGATGGAACAAAGGCTTTTGAAAATGCCATTCTGAAAAATCCCGAGAAGTTCTTTTCTGATGAAATTCTTCTTGAGATTGACGAAAAGTGTAAGGAAGAGTTTCTGTATGGTAGAAGTAACGTGACTTCAATTGAAGAAGGAGAAGAATAATGGATTTGAGTGAAGCAACTGACCTTCTGCTTGATCTGGAAGGTATCTACGGAAATGATAACTCTGCCAAAGAGATGTTTCTGCAAATTGTGATGAAAGAAAGTTCGATCTCCGATACTGATGCAGACACACTATATTTCCGTTGCAAGAATGGAATCTTTTACGGTAAACAAAAAGATGATCGTAAAAAGAAGTATGAAGAATTGTTTAGGGAGTTTGAGACATGCAAGTAAATGAGGATTTTAAATTTCGGGATGATCTGGTCAAGAAAAAGGAAGACACGGTTCCGATTGAGTTGTTGACTGGTAACTATAAAGGAGTTATACTTCGATATACAAAGGTGGCAATTCGGGAACAGGAAGACTTGACTGCCAAACTGCAATTTGAGTATGAAATTCTTGATGCTGGTAAATCAACTGAAACAACTTTGAGAAAAGACAAGACTTTTGAATTCCATATTGGACTAATTTTGAATACTCTAATTTTGGAAGCAACAGACGTAAAGGAAGACGCAGTAGTTGAAGAATAACTATCGCAAAATATACGAACTTTATTATGGTTCTATTCCTAAAGATAACACTGGTCGATCTTTCGAGATTCATCATATCGATGGAGATAGAACAAATAATCATATTTTAAACTTGGTTGCTTTGTCTATTCAAGATCATTATGATGTTCATAATATTCAAGGTGACTATGGTGCATGTTTACGAATTGCTGAAAAAATGAAACTATCGCACGAAAAATTGAGTTCTCTTGCTAGATTTCATCAAAAAGAAAAAGTCAAAAATAGAACACACCCATGGTGTTCTGGTGATTCCAGAAAAGCATATTCGACACTTGGAAAAAAACATTCGGAAGAAACAAAAAATAAAATATCAAAAGCAAATAAAGGAAGAATCTTCTCGGAAGAACATAAAAGAAAACTAAGTGAAAAAGCAAAACTTCGATTATCAAATCCAAAAAATCATCCTAATTATAATAAAGTTGGTTGTTGGTCTGGAAAAAAAAGACCAGATCATTCATCAAGAATGATGGGTAAAAATAATCCAAATTATAAAGGTAAACATGAACATTGAAAAATTAGTTTTGGCAAACTTATTGAAGAATGAGGACTATACTAGACGCACTCTTCCCTTTTTAAAAGACGAATATTTTCTGTTAGAAGATGATAGGATTCTGTTTCAGACGATACGGGACTTTATTGTCAAGTATGATACTCCTCCAACTGCGGAAGCAGTATCATTGGAAATCAATTCCAAAAGTGGTTTAAGAGAGGACATTGTTCGTTCAATTGATGCCTCTCTTAAATCTCTTGATCTTAAATCAAAGGACAACATCGATTGGTTGATTGATTCTACAGAGAAGTTCTGCCAAGAAAAGGCAATCTATCTGGCAATCATGAAATCCATTGAGATTATGGATGGCAAGGACAAGACAACTTCCAAGGGTGCTATTCCTCAGATGTTGTCTGATGCCATTGCTGTGACGTTCGATCCCAATGTTGGACATGACTATCTTGAGGATTATCAACATCGATATGAATACTATCATCGCAAGGAAGAGAAGATTCCTTTCGATTTGGAATTTCTCAATAAGATCACCAACGGTGGAGCAAGTAAGAAAACACTCAACATTCTCATGGGTGGACCTGGAGCAGGTAAGTCTCTGATCATGGGTCACATTGCTGCGTCTTATCTCAATCAGGGAAAAAATGTTTTGTATATCACTCTTGAATTGTCACAAGAGGAAATTGCAAAACGTATCGATGCCAACATGATGAACATCTATTTGGATGATCTCATGAAAATGTCCAAAGATATGTATGAAAAGAAGATTCGATCATTGAAGTCCAAGACAAATGGAAAATTGATCATCAAGGAGTATCCAACGGCATCAGCATCGGCAATGCACTTCAAGGCATTGTTGAATGAACTGAGACTGAAAAAGAACTTCTCTCCAGATGCGATTTTTGTTGACTATATCAATCTTTGTCTGTCGTCAAGAGTTCGCATGGGTGCAGGTGTGAATAGTTATACCTATATCAAGATGATCTCGGAAGAACTTCGCGGTCTTGCTGGTGAGTTCAATCTTCCACTGTGGACTGCAACTCAGGTCAATCGTGAAGGTTTCAAGAGTTCTGACTTTGGCATGGAAAACACATCTGAGTCATTTGGTCTGCCTGCAACTGCCGATTTGTTCTTGGCAATCATTCAGTCCGAGCAGATGAAAGCACTCAATCAAATTTCCATAAAGCAGTTGAAGAACCGGTATAATTCCATTGATATCAATTCCAAATTTGTGCTGGGTATTGACAAACCCAAGTTTAAGTTGTATGATGTGGAAGCATCAGCACAGGATTTGGTAGACGACAATCAGGAAGAGGAAGACTTGCCTGTGTTTGACAAGACTTCGTTTGCTGGAAATAATAAAGATAGGTTCAAGGTTCTAAAGGTGACATGATGAAGCATTATGAAATCCATACTCTCAAAGACGAAGAAGATATGTTCTTTTGGTGTGTTTGGGAAAAGGCATCCGAACACGTCATTGACTTCTTTTACTTTCAGGAAGACGCAGAAGAATGCGCAAAATTCCTTGAAAATGGTGGAGCATTTGCTGGGTTCACACCGGCATTTATCCTCAAGGAAATGAAATTGCAGAGAAACGTCGACCAGGAATTTACGAAACTGCTAAGTAATTGATATGATTATATAATATTTCCTTGACTTGCGCATCGTTACCTAGTAATATGTATGTTCAAATTCAGGAGAAAAAGGCATGAAGGTATCTGTCAGAGGACAGAACAATACGTTGTCAAAAAGTGAAATCCGACATATGGTTTCATTTTTTGGCAATATTCTTTTGGGAAAACGTCTGTCTGATAACATCTATGTGGAAGTCTATAATGAATCCTTCGATCTAAATGATATGGGTTTTTGTAATCCAATTGACTTTGAAGAAAGAAGTCCGCGAGACTTTGAAATTTTTCTGAATAGAAATTTGTGCAAGCATGAGCAGATTATTACACTTGCACACGAAATGGTACATGTCAAGCAGTTTGCTTTAAATGAGTTCAAGGTTTTTGATAATCATGAATACAAGTGGAGAGGTAAACGGGTCAGGCATCCACGCAAGCAACATCGCAATCTTCCCTGGGAG